AACGTGTGCCTTGACTAATACGCTCACACGCAATTGTATTAGTCCATTTTGTTTTTATTTATTTTATTTATTTTTGTTTATTTTATTTATTTTATTTTATTTTTATTTTGTTTATTTTATTTATAAAAGTTATAAAGGAGCAATGCCTGCCAAATTGCCGGAAGCATTAGTATATAAGCTATCAGGGTAGACTGGAAGATGGTCATCCAAACCAGTTTGTTCAAGCTGCATAATCTGAGGAACACTATAAATATTACCAAAACGAGATTCGTCTGAAAACGAAGCATAGATGTCATAATTAAGAATAAGAGGTGACTCAGCCGCAGCAGGAGCATTATTATGTTGGATCAACACAAGAAAACCCAGAGAAATTAAAGGTGTTAACCCGATAACAGATGTTTCTGCAGGGTTTGACAACAGGATAGAATTGTACACACTATTAAAAGGTATCTCCAACTCAGCTGTACGAGCCACTCCGGTGACATAATGAGCAGTTAAGCGTGACATCAAATTAGAAGTGACGTGATACCCGGGATCACCAACAGCAGGGGTGCCTACTGTAGAGTTTGCATTAAATTCTATGGAACTATTGATGTAGTTTTGAAGACGATCAAGGCCATCGTAGGTACCGGTATCATTAGCTGCATACGGTGGCATATAAAAAACCGAAAACGTTGATCCAGATATATCTAGACCACCACGTTGGATGATCTTGAACCGTAATCCACCTCTGTAAGAACGATACATAGCGGAAAGATAATTGAAAATTCCCGACACTGAACCACCTGCTGATGTTGAACCAACAGCAGTCAAGACGGGAGATGTCGTGAATACTAAATTGGCAACATCTATTATGACATAATTTGCTCCAGTAGGTGCAGTATAAATTTCGTCATTAGGGCCTGGTGGACTCATGTAAATACGAGTACACAACTGGTACTTCTTTAGAACATCTCTAAAGGAAACAATTGAGGCTTCAGATGTATCAATATGAGGCTTTAAGTCGTTTTGTTTCGCAAGTATGTAGGAATCATCTTGTTTGTAAGTATCAGTCTTATCAATCATGAGTGGTGCAGACTGGCCACGGTAGCCCTTAACTGGCACAATATCAAACAAGCTGGAAGAAGCAGCATTAGCTATAGGCAGCCAATTATTTGTTACGGCTAAAGTAGAGAGGGCAAAATCACTAGCTCCGGCTACAAAAACATTAAAAAATATGGTCAGAGGAACATTGTTTGGCGCAACAAGAGGATTCATAACAACAACCGACACAAGACCAGTAGACGACAAGTCTGTCTTTAAGCCAGTCGGCACGTAACACTGTGGATTCTTGTGCATATAAGGAACAGTAAACAAAAACTCATTAGTACCTTGATTTATCTCAAAAGCAGCTCCGTAGTTAGTAAAATAATCATAGTCTATTGTTGTAGTATTAGCTTCAGTAGATACAATTGATGCTATATTTGGGTTATATGCTATAAACAACTTACATGCATGAACTGAGGTACAAACAGCCTGGAACTTATAGGTGATACCACCCTTCCAATATGTAAAAGGAGCTGAAATATATGATAACAACGGCACTTTAGTCGGTCCATAAACAGGAGGGTAATTAAAGGTCATAGGATCATTATACCAAACAGCAACAGACTGACCAATGGCTGTAGTTGTGGAAATACTAAAAGTACCCATATATGAAAAACGTACTTTTAAATCATCTATAAGCATTTCATCATTAAGTGTTGCAAAAGTTTCAGCTGTGGTAAGAGCCAATTTTTCAGGATACAAGGCCATCTTATCGATGTTTTCAACACCATTTGCAGCATTGAGATAATTGTTTCCCAAAACTTTAAGAGGAGCATCAGTACTACAATTCGTAGGTTTATCTAAGCCAAACATACCGAAAGCCAGATCTAGGGCGTCATGCAACAAGTTTTCGGGTATCATTTTATGCAAGGCCCGTTTAAAGGGTGCAACAATCATAGACATGGATTGTGCTCGAAAAGGGGCAAGTATAGTAGATGTAGGGTGATTAGTTTGGATAGCAGCTTTGAATTGAGACTTTATCAAACGACCGAACACAGAAATATTCAAAGTTGTAGACGAAGAAGTTGCTGCAGCCAGAGGATTCAAAACGGTTAAGTAAAGATTACCCAATGAATCGAGTTCAGTGGGATTAGATTGACGAGGACTTATATAGGATTGTGGATGATTGTAGGGTATCACCATCTTTACAGATGAATTAGCATTTGCGTATAAATATGTAGACTGATTAACAGACAAAGCAGCAAAATTCTTAGTCTGGCCCCATGTTGATAAGGAAAAGGCAGTAGTAGTAAGAGGAACAAAAGTTGCCATAACAACACCCTGGTGAAAAGGTGTTCCAACAACCTGTATTTCTAATTCGACATCACCCCGCCAATAAGTAAAAAGTTGAAATGGTATAGTTGAAAAAGCAGATGCAGCAACATCAACAGGAATCTGCAAAGACTTAAGAACTGTATGTGATGCCTGAGTTGTGGTCCATGGATAAGTACCTATAAATATAGGACGAGCCAACATCTGTTCGAGGTTCCAAGGAGACTCACGTATAGTAGAGTCAGCAATTAAACTCTCACTGGTCATACCCTCACGTTTAGTTGAGGCAGCGAGTGGACGAGTTATAAGAATAACGCCGTTAGAGTCAATAACGGCATCTTGTGAAGTAGTAGCTTGAGTTGTAACTTTCCATTAAGAGTTTGCATGAAGTTAAAATGCAAACAATCGTGATAAAGGTTTCGTGGGATCGCCACAGGTACGTAGACCTTAAAAGTAATGGCTCTAGCATGCTATTCTAAATCACAATAGAATAGCATTTAAAACTGATTTCCACTACATAGTTTTACGACATTACGGTCGCGTAAAAATTAATACATCTCAATCATACTACCATAGTCACCTTTGCTGTAAAGTTTACAAAGATAATCTTCATCCAAAAAAGTCAAATTAATTTTATCCTGAATAAAATTATGTACATGAGACATAAGCTTTGTATAATCATTGTACCATAAAAAGGCTTCTCGTTGAAAATTAAGTAGTTTAATTTCAGTGAGTTCCTGATTACGAAAGTCGTCCTTGACATAATTAAGTGTACTCAACATGGACACATGTTGCAAGGGAGCTACCACACCTAGCTTAGGATGTATTACAAAACTACGTTTGAGGAAAGTGCACTCATAAACAGAACGTGTCTTGTAGTACCACTCACCTTTATTTGCTGGTGTAAAATTTATACCAAGCAAGTTCATAACACTTTCATATGATGGACCATTATACATATCCTTGAATTTATCACTTACACCAACAAGTTTATCATCACCATACACGCAATCCTGTACATTTTGGGTATAAACATCCACTGATGGTACTTTGTCGTAAGTACTACGGTATAAATGACAAAATACATAGGCACCATACATCTTATTAACTAAGGAATTATAGTAACTGGTTAAACTAGTTCCAGATGGGAGCGAATGTGTGGTTAAATATACCTTATCTTGTGTTATAGTAGGTGTATACATCATAATGGTCAATAATTGAGACAAGATTTTCTTTTGTTGTAGTGTACCATTAAATTTGGCTACCATCTCTGTATTTAAGTACTGCTGAAATTGTGATAACATTCCTCCATCCCAATTACCATAGTCACCATCAAATACATTATCTCCATTTTTAATAATGTTTTTAAGCATATGTTCCCAATCATGTGAAAAGGGGTTAATTCCTACCATAATGCCATTGTTAAACATATTTTTCCGCAACTTTGCAACCAACCCTAGTGTGTATCGACGGGTCAAGCACAGGATATCTAGTGGAGATGTTTTAAAAACACGGGGTTTGTCAACTTTTTCTACATCACGTAACTCATCCTTCAAGGTATCACAATGGTATGAATCATAAGGATAAGTCCCTCCAATAAATTGAGACTCTCGCATATTTAAACACTTTTCAAAGTGGTCATAAAACTTTCCTTTATCGAAATCCATAAAATCAGCCTTGGTGCCTTCAAATCCAAAGCCACAACTAGTCTTTTTGTCGAGTCCTTGCACGTAATCATTACCACAAATTACATCTTTGTCGGAAGAAACTTCAAACTTTGGTAATAAACACTTAACGTAATCAGTAGCAAACGCCAAACACTCGAGATCGACTGGTGCAACGCTTTTGTGAGATTTTTGAGACATAACCATAGCAGTATTTCGACCACAACTATTCAAATTTGCTGGTTTTCGTAATTCCTCAAAAATTCCACTTACTTGAGAAGGAACAATTGTGGAAGTTGAAGACACAAAATTGAACTTCTGTCGATCGAGGGGTATTAAAGACCCACTCAAAGTGTCTACCATCGGTAGTTCAAACCCGTCATCACTTGAGAAAAGTTTATGAATTTGTTCATAAGATGCCAGTGAAAATATTTTCGAAATGCCAGTAGCGTCATTTCCAGCAATATGCATACCTAGTAACATACCATCTTTCGTAACCAAGGGACTACCACATAATCCATCAAGATTTATATCGTACATGACATCCAGTGGCGTTATCTTACCCTTAAAACCAGTTGTACAAACATATTGTGCAGTAAAATCTATCCGATGTAACTGTTGTTCAAGATTGTGTGTTGCTTGTGGCGTTATCAAAAATAAATCACGAACATATGATTCTTTAAGTAGTTTTATCTTTTTAAAAAGAACTGGAACCTCAGGTGGAAATTGAGCAATAATTAGATCATCATGTTTGTTAGAATACACAACTGTCATTTCTTGTTGATCATATACAATATTACGACTATTTTGATAGACTTTAATAAAGAACTTCTTGCCTTGTTCTAATTGGGTAGAGTGGTAGGGCATAAGAATAGTTCGACAAGATATCAACCCAACAGCCTGTGTAATTGCCGTTTCGCCCTTGGGGCCAACATAATTGCAAGTACAAACGACAGTATTTTTCTTAAACACGTTCAATTGTTGTGGACCTTCATCCCCTTTTAGAAACAAATGATCAAAAGCTTGAGCTCTAAAATTGCCCATGTTGTGTGTTGGTGTTCTATTAGACATGTAACATCGCACAAATTGTTGAGGTGTCTCAGAGTTAGTAGTACTAAACAGCTTGTATATGCAATAAC